GTAGTACCAGAACCAACAGTAAAACCAAGAGATTTACCATTACCATAAACAGGAGCAGAATCACCTATAGGAAGTTCTACACCAGGGCCTTTCTGAGGCCAAGGCAAACAAGAAGTAAAATAGTCATGACGCTTACCACGCCGAAGAAGAACATAATCAGAATTAGAATCAGGGCCATCATCGAGATCAACTACTACAGAATTTTGCAGATTTTGATCTCGGAACCACTCATTCCATATTAAGTTATACGCACGATGAAACAACGAAGAAACAGACAAACCGGCAACGCCAGTAGGAAGACCAAAATAATCCGACAAAGTGCCGACTGTCCAACCGCCAGCCGGCGCCACAATCTGAGGAATCAAGAAATCTGTAGAATCAGCAGGATTCTTTTGTTCACCATTGAACTTTTGCCAATTATCCCAAACAAGACGATAAGGAACAGCAAAATAAAAAGTATCCATATGCATATTATCCATGAGAGGAACTATAGGCGTAGCCAAACGAGCAAACAAATTAGCCCGGAGATTGAAAGTATCACCCGGGAGAGCTTCATCAAGATAGAACGGAACCAAATACCCGGCATCAAACGTAGTTTTGTAACCATGTGAACGATTGAAAGACGATCGAGGAATATCAGCACGAGGAATTTGTGAAAATTGATGTTGCATAACAGATTTCAATGAAATAAACCTCCTTTTAATAAAAGTAAGATAAAACGAAAGACTGAACCAGAAACGGTGTCAGTCAGCACAGTTACATCAAGTAAGTAACTGTGCAAGCTCACGGAAGAGCTTTACTTTCCGTCAGAAACCGAATCAGACGGAGGGTTATTCCGAGCATCGAGAGACTCACAAGAAGGATTGACCAACCCAAGAGAAATTGCCTCATTACGATTCACCTCATCAGATAAAAAATCCAACAGTAAACCCGGATCATTATCAAACCGAGCACGAATAGAAGAAGGTAACGTCATAAAGGACTCATGAACATCCAAAATAGCATTCTGAGCAGACTGGAAATCTGAAACATTCGAAAAGTCACCAAACAACGGACGCGAAGATCCCGGATTTTCTGTCAAAATCCCAGTACGTTGATAACGAGCCATAATCTGATTAATATCACATTCATCCTTGAAATGCTGTTGAGCCATAGAAGGTTCCGTATTCATCACAGGACGGCGGGGAGGAAGGTTAAACCGAGAATACATACAATAAACCTCCAATCAAAAATAATGGGGCCCAAACGGGCCCCTATTCGCTTACAGGAGTGACAGGAACAAACATCATAGCCTCGCAGACGAAGATCGGCGTGGCTTCGCCCTCGATTTTACCGGAACAATCATCGAACGAACCGAGTTTATAAAGGGAATAATCTTCAGGATGTTCAGCCACCAAGCTTTTACCTTGACGTACAGCATCACCAAACATTCTAGAGGCTTCAGCATCAGATCGGGCATTGAACGTTCCCAAGAAAAATTGACCTTTTTTGTCGAAAGCCGAAAACGTATTTTGCAGCACATTTACACACTCCCAGATTCAAATTTTCGAACTAATTTTTCAGCACGACGTTTTTGAACTACTTCACGAACAGCAAGCCGAGACAAGCAATTATCATCACTACCTTTCGCTTGAAGCACTCTTTTCGCCTTAATTTTACAGAAAAGAGTATGATCCGTCAAGTCGAAAATTCGGTCATAATACTTAGGCGGTTTAGCGATCAAACCTTTACGAACAATACACAAATCATCAGGATAAACATCATCCTTAAAGCGAGAAATCCAATCATGAGCAATACCAGGGCGACGAGACATAGTAATATACTCAGGAAGACGTCCATTGTAATGAGATTCCGAGCGATCACCATTGATCTTTTTAACAATATAACGTGCAACATAAGCAGCAGACTCAAAAGTAACAGAACCAATAGTACAATAGCCAAACGGCCACAACTGCTCCAGAATAGCAGACCGATAAAGACGAACACCATTATTAACAGTAAACAACTTTTTATCCGGAAAATCAAAACCGAACACAATCATATGATGATGCGGACGCATAAACAAAGAACCATATTCACCACACTGGAAGAAACGGATGCCAGAACCAAACATTTTACGAAGACGCTTAAGAAATAGACAAATGTCACGCTTGTTAAGAGATCCATCAACAGGAAGATGATCATTATCATAAGTAAGGGTTAAGAAACAATTATCAGTATGAAGTGAAGATTCATGAAGACAGCGTATAGCCCATTGTCGAGAGCGTTCTAAACGGCATCCTATACATTGACCACAAGGCACATTAACAGGCATATCTATATAACCTTCACGGACATTAAAAACAATAGGCCAAGACCCTGTTACAGGGTCCCGGCCCGTCCGCGATCGGTAGGCCGATAACGGATGATAACACGGCATATCAAATCCGGAACCCGCCACGCATAGGAACAGCACGAAGATTTTTCTTTTGCGTTTTCATCGCATACTTAGAAAAATTCTTCTTAGACCTCTTAGGAGAAATTTTGCTACGAAATTTCATAAATACAACCTCCTTACATAATTACGAACGGTAACGCTCATTACTGCGTAAATCGCTCTTACCGTTCGTTTAACGAAACGGATTAAGAGTATCAATCCAACTTTTAATAGTAGGTTGAAATTGACCAAACGGACGATTTTTGAGATCAGCTTGAACTTCGGCTTCATTACGAGCTTTCGGAACTTGAGCATCCAACAATACACCACGCAACTTTTCATTGATCTTTTGAAGATCAACGTGCTCACCATGTTTCACATTGAGAGCTGACTGCGTGTTTTCACGATCAGCAGAAGAAAGAGAAAGAATAGTCTGCGCACGAATACGATCTCGCTCATCACCAAGCATATTAATACGACCAATAAGATATACAGTCTCCTGCACTTGGCGAGACGTTTGAGCATTATTCAGACCAATCAGAGAAAGAGCCAAAGGAATTTTAGCTTCATTAATCTCCCAAGCCTGAGAACGAAACAAATCAGTTTGAGCTTTCACATTTTCAGCAGTAGCCAATTTAACAGAAATATCAGCATCAGCAAGCCGAGTCTGATTATCCAGAGCTTTACCCTGAATAGAAACACTTTTTGCAGCATTCACATTAGAATCCCATTCTTTAACAGGATTCTCAACAGTAGCCATTGCACCGGTAGGAGTAGAAGCACCTTTATTGAAGGCAGATAAAATGGGATTAAGACCTGCTTTACGCAGGTCGGCTACCTCTCTCTGATGAGCAGTACTGCTCATTCGCTCCTGAAACTTTCGGTTAGAATTAGCTCCAACAAGATTCATAGCGGATGAAACAACACCACCAATAGCAGGAATCAATCCCGGTAAACCCATAAATACACCTCCTAGAAATGGTCAACTAAACCGGGAACACTATAAACAGGCATCGGTCGTGCACAATGCAATTCGATATACGAATCAAAAAGGAAATGCGGCTCAGAAGGAACAGCTATCACACGATCAACAGGCGGATCATCTTTAATAAACGTTGAATTCAAAGCCGGAAGAGAACCAAACTCCTGAGACAAATGCCAAACATCCAAAGGAGTAGCAAATGTAGACCTAAATTGACCAGTTATCTGAGAAGGAAAATAACGATACTCAGCCCATCGCTCTTGATAACCAAATACAGCAGAATCAGCCGCAGTACCCTGGGCATAAATCTCCTTGTTGAGAACAGCTTGTTCTCCCAAATGAGCCAAGGCAGGCCAATAAAAATCGAATCGGGTAGAACGACTGAAATGGCGAGGAATACCCTGTTGATAGGTCAAATCAGCACGTACATTAACCAGACCAATAATCAAGCAATGCTCAGTGAAAGACTTTGTAAAACCACGATTAGAATCAGCAACAATACCAAAAGCGGCCAAATTACCTTGAGGAGATGTAGCATCAGTAGAGGAAGTCTGTTGGACAGGGTTTACAATAACACGAGCAGAAGAACCGCCAAGATACTCAGGACGCTGGAGACGACCATCAGGGGAAACGACTCCGAAATGAGCACGAATAACCTCAGTATAACGAGTTCCTCCCCGAGCATCTCGCTCATACAATTTTTGAATTTGAAACGCTTGACGCATAGTAGCTATAGTAACAGCCGTAGCATCAGAAAGATCAGCATATAAACCAGATTCTCCAGAAGTGACCAAACCAATAGCTCTACCAGTGTTAGAATCACCAGCACCAGAAGTTTCGCCTGTATATTCTGTTGCTCCAATAGTTTTATTATAAGCATTATTAGCTTTAACTGGAAATAAAGCAGAGTTAGATACTGTCTGATCAAGAAATACTTTTCCTTGAACAAAACCAAAAGTAGTACCAGAACCAACAGTAAAACCAAGAGATTTACCATTACCATAAACAGGAGCAGAATCACCTATAGGAAGTTCTACACCAGGGCCTTTCTGAGGCCAAGGCAAACAAGAAGTAAAAT